GAATATCTATCGTTTTTTGAACCGTTGTCAGGTCCACCGCCGCCGATAAAGTCGTTGTAGCCGCACTGGTTCCACCAGTAAGCGTTTCACCACTGGTGAAAGTGCCGGAAGGAATAGTTATTGCCATCGTGGTAGAAGAAGGCAGGCTTGTAACAGACGCCGTGGCAGCACTGCTACCGCCGGTAATCGTCTCCCCTACCGTAAAGCTGCCACTGGCCCCCACCGTTATAGTAAGAGTACCTCCAGGGTATTCGTTTATATCGGAAGCCAGCGTGATAGAGGTCTGCTCAATAGTCCATTGATTTAATCCCCTGTTAGCCCAGTCTGCCAGCATAAGATTAAGCGACCGGCGCGCGGTCTTCAGGTCATAGCCTGTACGGACTTCCAAGCCGCACCGCTCAAACGCCTCTTCGACGTAGCTTGCTACGTCCAGCTCAAAATTAACGGAAGAAGAAGTTGCCATTTAGCTTCTCTTCTTGCGAACGCCCGTTTTCTTTACCATACCGCCGCCACGCATCTTGCGGATACCGGTCTTCTTTACCATCCCGCCGCCGCGCATCTTTCGGACACCGGTTTTCTTTACCATACCGCCGCCACGCATCTTGCGAGCTTTACTACCCGCCGCACCAAGATTAACTTTGGACATAAGAATTCTCCTCAACTAACTTATTGTAGAAAGCGGCCCTCTTCTCAAAGGAAGGAGCCGTCTTTTCCTCGTCAAAATAATACTCATAATACCCTGAATGCCGCAGCTTATCTGAGGCTTTTTGCAGTTTGGACAGACGCTGAATAAAAATCATGGCGTACTCTGTTTCCACGGGCGGCTCAAAAGTGCCGTCATCTATGTCTTCATTAGGCTCGTCATCCGGATGGAAGCCCATTACCCACATATCTTTTTGAAGAAATAGTCCTTCTGAAATAGCTTTGTTTAAGTCCCACAGATACTCGTGGAAGGCGCTGGAGTCAGCCCCATAATCAAGGTCCACCAGAATAACTACGTCATGCACATCGTCAAAAGTAGAAACGATAGAGTACAGGGGCTGATAGCTAGGGCTGTACTTAAAGGAAAATCCGACCTTATCCTCTTCCCACGCCTTTTTAGCATAGGCACAGGCGGGTAAGCCGCCGTATTCCTCATTTGGGAGTTCCAGTGCGTGACTCGACCAACTTCTGATCTCGCCACAAATTTCCTGTTCCAACCCAGTGTAGAAAGAAATACGGCGCATAATTTACCTTCTAAGCATGAAATACCGTCATTGTGCCAAATGTGGAAACCGTGTACTGGACAAACAGTCCGGCTGTGAAAAGTAAGCCTTCGTCAGGGATAGTCACGTCCCTTGTGGCCGTAGCAGAAGCAACGGAACCAACCTTCAGTTGAGACGTACCAGCGGGAGACGTGGTAGTAAAGCTCAATGTCCCGGCTGTCCCTGAACAAACAATAGACAGGCCGTCCAACCGGGCTCTACCGGCAAATATCACGTCACCAGCAGCAGTGTTTATACCTGCAGAAACATTACCGGCAGGATCACCGACTGCAGCGATCGCTGTAACGGTCTTAAAATACTTAGATCCCGTTGCAGTGCCCGCATTAGCCCCTGTAATACTCTCGGTCTGAGAGTCCCCGCTTACGTCTGTTCCAGTAACCGTAAACGAAATACCGCTATCGTCTCCCGCGCTCAGGATAGTGACCACTCGACCCGAATCAAAAGTGCAGGAGCCTCCAGAAGCTAAGGCTCCTCCAATGGTCAAATTTGCATTGTTTCCAACTGCGGCAGCGGCGGATATTCCATCAGCATCCAAGGCTTGAGTATCCGCCGTTATAAAGACAGCTTTTACATCAGATCCTGACATAACTCTCTCCTAGCCTAGATAATACCCGTGAGGTTGATTAGTGAGTAATCAGTAGTCACATTAACAATCATAACAACACCAATCACTTGTATTACGTCTCCTGCTGCGGGTCCAACTGCACCAGTTGCTCCTAATGGCACCGCATGGTTGCCTACAACCAGGGTTCCTGAAGTTAATACTGTGGCCGGTCCTGAAACTGCAAACCAACCATAATAGGCTGCTGTCATATCTATGATTGTGACACCCATTGTTGCGCCTGTGGTTGTGGCAGCTTGGCCGATAAGCGCACTATTAGGATCAGGAATTAGCGTTACTTTAGTGTCGTCCGATTCTAAAGCTGTTGCTAAATCATCGTAACAAGTGATCTCAACAGAAGGATCAGCGGAGTGGTCGTGTGCTGGATTAGATTTTATTCTAAGCATTTGACCCTCACCTGTCGCATCATTAACGTAGAGATATCCCCCTGCGTATTGATTAGCTGTTAGGTCAGTGCCGCCGGTTTCAACAGATATTACAGTTTCGCCTGCTGCTACATCTGCTGTAATCGCCATATCTAAGTGATGAGCAATTGCTGCTGCGTGAGTTACACATTTACCTGCTGTTACTGCACCAGCTCCCATTTTACCGTAACGATAAACAGTATTACCGTAAAGTAATCTGCTACCTAGTGGGAATAGCTGCGAAGAGCTTTCCGCATAAGGATCAACCGTACCGTACTGGCTACCACCTTTACCTATAATAAGATCGGCAGGCCCATATCCAGTTGCCGCAGCATATTGGATGTGTCCACCAGCGTCATTATAGATATTACCGTCTGCATTGATTACTAAACCGTCAGTAACTGCCCCTGTTGAAGAGGCTTTATCAATGGTTTTGAAACCATTCTCAGACCTAACTGGTCCGTTAAATGTCGTATTAGCCATATCTATCTCCTGTCGTGGCTAGTGTCTACTGCATTATGCAGTAGTCAGGAACGTAAGATACTACTGTAAAAAGAAAAGGGCGGCAATAAGCCGCCCTTTTCCCGTCCCCCTCAGTGGGTCTAAGCGCCGGGCGTCCCAAAAACGGATCTCCAGTCAGAAACCCCGAAACTGTACCGCTCTCTGGCTTTGAACCGAGAGTTTCCAGTATCGAAGTCGCCTTCCATCGCCGTCTTAATCGGGGTGCGCTGAAACAGCTTGAAGCCGTTTGGCGCATCCGTCTTAATGAAGAACGCATCGGTATCCGTCAGGAAGTGGTTGACAACCGCTCCGTCAGGGACCATTCCCATTGATTTAACAGCATTGACATCGTTGTCTGCTGTCGCTGGTCGAAGGTTTGAGGCAAGAGTGCGCTCTGCTATGAACTGCAGCTCTTTTGGAATGACTAACTTCATTCCTCGAACTGCAATCTTCAAGCCGCGCTCATCTGTCAATCCCGCAATATCAATCAGCATTTGCTCCAACGAAGTTTCGTTCAAATCCGCTGCCGTAGACAGAAGATTCCGTTGGTTGCCGCTAATTGATGGATGCGAAGAAGAACAGAGTGCCGCACCGTCTCCTACCGGGTAGCTCGTAGAAAAGGCGTTGTTCAACACAGAAGCAGCTTTGATTTGCTTCGATTGAGACATGGATCGCGCGAGCGCACGTGTATAACGTGCAGCTAGACGGTCATATAAGTTGTCCTCAATCGCTTCTTCTGTGATTGAAAAAGCCAGAGCTATCGTTTCGTGCGTATAACGTGCAGTGAATGTCTCCTGCGCGTCATCGAAGGAGATGGCGCTACCTTCAGCCTTAACGGGAGCAGTCCCGAAGCCTGAAAGCATCGTCTCTTCCTCGAACGCTCGATCCGAAGATTCCTCGGTAAAGATTTCTGCGTGCTCTTTCTCGTACCGGTCGTACTCAAGCCCGAATAAAGCATTTAATCCGGGTTCAAGCTCTTTCGCTAGTTGTGCTCGTGAAATAGCCATTTAGTTCACCCCCTTAAATGCCAGTCGAATCCGCAGTGGTCTGCGAATCAAATCGACGGGTTGAGGCATTAAAGTGAGCGTTTAGCCGGACCAACAGCGGAATTCCTGCCGCTGAAAAATCGCTATTCGCATCGTCATCAACGATACCCACAATACGCAAAGGCAGCGTGGCTGTCGTTGCAATTGAAGATACACTCAATGCTGAGTTAGACCTCCCCGTATCGGTAGAACCGGTACGAGCCGAAGTCCCAAGTGTAGCGTTTGCAAATACCGCCGTAAGAGCCGTAGCCCTACTGGTGATGCTTGCATCTGTTGCCACCTGGAACAGTTGGTTTGGGTTGTCAGCAACAAACGCTTTTACGGGATAGTTCGTATCCACGCTAACGCTGCCGGACCCCGGCCAATAATTAAGCCATAC